GGTTAGATTCTAGAAATTTTTCTTTTAGTACGTTTGATAATTCGCCTTTAAATATGGAAGATCCATCTGTTTGGTCTAGAACAGCCAACATGGTTAGACCTGATTATTTAAATAGGTTAGATCTTTTTAGAACTCTTAATGACTCTGGAATATACTATGGTATAGATGAATTTAATTTTAATTGGGATCTTACTATGGCCAATGCAAATAGAGAATTTCAACCCGAATATGGAGAAGATGTTGATGTCCCAGAAAGTTTGCCTATTGGTTTAGGAGAAGGTGCTGGAATGATGGGTGCTGTTGCTGCTGCAGGAGCATCCGCTATTGCTAGTCATCAGGCCACAGTTGATACTAATAAAGATGTTACTGGACAAGGTTTAGCAGGAGATTCTTTCGGTTCAGCTTTTCAAGCTCGCGAGGATGCTTCACATGATCAAACTGTTGGAATTGAAAATGCAGCGCTTGTTGCAGGTTCAGCATTTCTCGGTCCTGAAGCTCTTGCTGTTGGTATGATTGGTGCAGGTATAAATTCAGCTTTTAATGATGCTCCAGAAGCGTCTGTTCAATCTAATCTTGGAACTGATGTTCCTGTTTCAAATTTAGCTTAAAAATGGAAGTTTTATCCACAACAAATCCCCTTCCTCCTGATGGAGGTACTAATGCGGCAGCTCCTTTAGGTTTATCAGCAGCAATGTCAGTAACTAAATCCCCAGAATTGGCTTCTGAACAAGAAGTCTCCGCTTATACTAGTGTTTCCCCCATTTTAATTGATCAATTTACAGTTGGTATTTCAAATATTGTAACAGATAATGTTTATCAATGGTCTATAGAAGCAAATAAACTTAAACAATTTTTACCCCCCCGTGACAATTCGTCTATGTCAGTAATGCCCTGGAATTTAGCTTTACCTTATTTTACAAAGATGGGAAAAATGGAATATATTTTAGTTTTTAAACCGTATAAAATTACTGATTGTGAAATTCGTTTGCAAGCCGTATGGGATTTTGCAAGAAATAAAACTCAAAATTTTCAACAATCCAGGTTAAACAATCTTAACGAATTATTTTCTTTTGATGATGCTTCAGATGTTAAATTCCTTTCTGTTCCACAATATTTTATGACTAATAACTTGCAAACCAATGTTAATCAGCTTGATGAAAATTCACTATATGTAAATGCTTATACTCCGACCACAAAATTAAATTTGTTTGTTGCTAATGCATATCAGCCTAATTTATCCCAACCAGATTCTTTTAATGTTCAAGTATTTCTTATAGTAGTACCTACTAGTATGAAAGTTATAGCATGTAGACGTATGGTTGAAGGAGGAACTAAGACTAATGATAATCCTATTGAACCTACACCTTACTTTATGTCATGAATTTACAAGAAGGACAATCTAATCCTCCTAATACGACTGCTATTAAAACCCCCGATCCTACTCCAAATGCAGAACTTAGACTTGTGTCT